TTGTTAGTCAGGGCGGCTGGACTGGTGACGGCGGTAAGCGACCACAGAACGATACACGCAAGAAGGAATCTTGAAATGAAAATGTTATTGGAGAACTGGAATAGGTTTATCAATGAGGAATTAGATCTTTCCAGAGCACAAGAACTTATTGATGCTAACCCTTACCTTAAAGGCAAACTACAAGCATCAGCCGAAAACATGATTGAGTCCGACAAGTACGTTCTTATCGTTTCTGATGATTCATTAGGGCATGTTAAAGATAGACACACAGACGCCAATGCTCCTGGTTCTCTTTTCATGCCTGATGCTAATCTTCGTGATGTTATGGCCAAAGTTCTTTCTATGCCTGCCTCAGAAGAGTCAGGTGGTAGAGTAAAATGGCTTGGTGTTGACTATGGTTCCCCAATTGGTGCTATGGGTGTAAAGGTTGGCGATCCAGAAGAAGTAGCCAAAATGAAAGATTATACAATGCCCGGCGGTAGAAACGAAACCGTAAAGGTTGCTCCTGGCGAAAGAGAGCCAACAGGAGAGATTAGTTTAATTACTGCTGAATTAGGCGAGATGGATGGTAAGAAAGTTTTATCTTTGATTACTGCTTTCCCTGGCGGTGTGGATGTTGGTGGAAAAGAGATGCCAATGGACAGAAATGATTTTGCTAAGGAAGGCTTCTATTTTGTTTTACCAGACGATAGCCCTCTTTTAAGTAACCAATAGAAATGAATGGCGTTCAAGTTAGACAAAAAGAAAAGAGTTCAAGAAATACTTAAATGTGGTAAAGACCCCGTTTATTTTTTGAAGACTTACGCCAGAATTTCACATCCTTTACACGGACTAATACTTTTTAATACATATCCCTTTCAGGATGTTCTACTAAAAGACTTTAATGATTATCGCTTTAATGTCATCCTGAAAGCAAGACAGTTGGGAATCTCAACAATCACAGCCGGATACATTGTCTGGCTTATGTTGTTTCATAGAGATAAGGCTGTTCTTGTTATGGCTACAAAGTTTGCGACAGCAGGAAACTTGGTAAACAAGGTCAAGAAGATTATGAAGAATCTTCCTGATTGGATCCGTATCGCAAACATCAACATTGATAACCGCACATCTTTTGAGTTATCTAACGGCTCTTCTATCAAGGCTGCATCTACTTCTGGTGATGCTGGTCGTTCAGAGGCTCTGTCTTTGTTGGTTCTTGACGAGGCAGCGCATATCGAAGGACTAGAAGATTTATGGACTGGTTTGTATCCTACTCTGTCTACTGGTGGGCGATGTATTGCTTTATCCACTCCTAATGGTGTTGGTAACTGGTTTCATAAAACTTGTACTGACGCAGAAGCAAAGGCAAACAATTTCAATCTAACAGTTTTGCCGTGGGATGTTCATCCTGATAGAGATCAAGAATGGTATCGTAAAGAAACTAAAAACATGTCCCGCAGACAAATCGCACAGGAGTTAGAATGTAACTTCAATACTTCTGGTGATACTGTTATTGATTCAGAGGACATGGAGTGGCTACTCACAAATGTTTGCGAGCCGAAATACCGAACTGGCTTTGATAGAAACATTTGGATGTGGCAGGAATTTGATCCATCTTGTAACTATTTGATGGTAGCGGATGTTGCCCGTGGCGATGGCGAAGATTATTCTACATTTCACATACTAAAGCTAGAAACTCTTGAAATTATGGCAGAATACCAAGGTAAGCCAACACCGGATATGTTTGCACAAATGCTAAATCAAGTTGGTCGAGAGTTTGGAAACTGTATGTTGGTTGTAGAAAATAATAATATTGGCTACACAGTTCTGGATAAACTGATAGAATATAACTATCCTAATTTGTATTACTCAATTAAATCGACACACGAGTATATTGAACAGCATCAAGCCGAAGTTCACAACTCTGCTGTGCCGGGCTTCTCTACTAGTATGAAAACAAGACCTCTTATCATTGCTAAATTAGAGGAGTTTATAAGAAATAAACTAATTAAGATATATTCTACCCGTGTAGTTAGTGAATTCAAAACATTTATTTGGAGTCATGGCAAACCACAAGCTATGAAAGGCTACCATGATGATTTAATTATGGCTCTTGCTATTTGTTGTTGGGTTCGCGATACTGCACTTCAAGCAAATGCAAGAGAACTAAATTACCAAATGGCTTTTTCAAATGCAATTATTACTTCGAAAACTACCATGAATACGCAGATCAAAGGGCAGCATGGTTATAAAAAAGACAGCATTATGCAACAAAAAACTGAAGCACAAAAAACATATGAGCAGTTTGGTTGGATTATAAAGTGAGAAACTAAATGGCGAAAAGAAACTCAAGAAACCCAGCAAATCCACAATCGGATTTATTTAAAGCACTTACAAGGTTATTTTCTGGACCGATCATTAACTATCGTTCACAATCTGGTCGTCGTATTCGCCGCCAGCATTTAGATAAGTTTAGTTCTCGATTTAAGTCTGCTTCCGGTCAGCAGTTTAAAAAGTCTATTTATAACCCGCTTGATGTTGTTGCTACTGATGCGATGGCTAACCAGCGTCGCACAGAGCGTTATGTTGATTTTGATCAAATGGAATACACACCAGAGATTGCCTCTACATTAGATATTTACGCTGATGAGATGACCACCTATTCTGAACTTCGTCCGATGCTAAATATTAAATGCACGAACGAAGAGATCAGAGCAGTACTAAACATCCTTTTTGATCAAGTACTTAATCTTAAATATAATCTTTTTGGCTGGTCTCGCACAATGTGTAAATATGGAGATTTCTTTTTATACCTTGATATTGACGATAAATATGGCGTT